ATACGGAGAGAGAACCATTGACAGGTTGCGGGCGATAACAAAAACCGTTCTTTTCAGCGGGATTAGTCTCAGAAAATAAATATGAATTATAGATATGAAAATGATAAAGTTTAATGCCTTGGAGTATGTTGACAGCTTTGATTTCTGTACAATAAGTGAAAAGGCACAGTTGTATTATATGATTATTGAATCATTAAAATGGGGGCAACGAGTATGAAGACTACTGTTTACTGGAAGACCAAAGACGCCCATATTATCGCAAAGCGTGACAGCATGGAACTCGAGAAGAAAGAAAGCGAATGGAAGAAAACAGCTTTAACCTACGAGCAATGGCGAGAGCAGCATAAGAATGATAACAATAAATCAGAAAACAATGAGTAAGATAATTTTCAACGAGAGCCACGAAATTAAGGACGGCTTAAAACTTATAAGACAAGGGGCTGTAATGGTCTTAAAACGCATCCTATACGCTGTGGACGGCATTATACGTGCCAATCCATACCTGTTTATGTTGATTGAGTTTGGAATTATGCTATCTGTCTGCCTTGCGTACATCGGACAGGCGAGAGCAGAGAGAGATACGGCAAGTAAACGCTACGTCGAAGCACAGGCTAAGGCTGACAGCCTGTCTGTAAGTGAAGAGATGTGGCATAATATGGCAAAGAAGAAATGACTATGGCATTTATTACAAAGGAACAGCGAAAATATATTGTAGCCCACATCAACGACCGCCCGAGGACAGCCGTCGCAAGAGCGGCAGGGGTGTCGCTCTCGGCAGTGTACAGAATAGTCCACGAGCAGGGCGGCATTATGCAGTACGAGCGCACCCGACGCAACCCTTATCACGTTGAGTTAGTCAGAAAGTACTATCCGACAATGACAGGCAGTGAGATGCAGGCGAGGTTTGGCATACTTAAAGGACGTGCAGATAAGATAGCAAACGAGTTAGGCATAAGGCATACCCCCGAAACACAGGAACGTATAAGGAAGAAAATGGAAGTTGTAAGGAGAGAGGCGCGGGCTAATATCGACTACAAGGCGGCAGGCCGCAGGCATTCTGTCTGTTACAAGATGGAGTATTACAGGAAGTGGGAGGGCAAGCCGCAGAAAACAAAACTACGTTTGGCCGAAACAAGCTACAAAGTCTACAAGGCTAAATGGCATCTTATCACACGTCATGGCTACATTGAGACCACCGACGCATATACTCTCATGTACGACAAGGGCACACACAGGATGAATGAGCAATTCTATATAGATAAGTACGGATTAAAGTTTATTGAAGATGAATAACATAGAACTTTTTAACGATAGCTTTCAAAACTACAAATGCTATCAGATACCTAAGGCGCAGCTGATATTAACCGACGTGCCTTATGTGCTTGGCAAAAATGCTTATGCGAGCAATCCGTCATGGTATGTTGACGGAGACAATAAAAACGGGGAAAGCGAAAAGGCCGGCAAACAATTCTTTTCTTCTGATAGTGAGTTCAGACCTGCTGAATTTATGCACTTCTGCTCAAAAATGCTTGTAAAAGAGCCAAAGGGGAAAAATCAATCGCCGTGCATGGTTCTGTTTTGCGAGTTTGAACAGCAATTCCAATTTATAGAATTGGGCAAAAGATACGGGTTAAATAAATACATCAACCTCGTTTTCAGAAAGAATTTTTCCGCACAGGTTCTTAAAGCCAACATGAAGATTGTCGGTAATTGTGAATATGGGCTTGTGTTATACAGAGATAAACTGCCGAAGTTTAACAATGACGGCCGGATGATATTCAACTGCTTTGATTGGCCAATAGACAATGACACGCCAAAAGTTCATCCGACACAAAAGCCAGTGCCGTTATTGGAAAGGCTTATTGAGATATTTACGGACAAGGATGATGTGGTTATTGATCCATGTGCCGGAAGCGGAACGACCTTGTTGGCTGCATCAAACTTAGGCCGTAGAGCTTATGGCTTTGAAGTGAATAAAACATTTTACAATGAAGCGAAACGTCGTGTACTAAGATATAGTCATTTAAATTTATTTGTATGAAAGTAACAATATATTGGACGACAAAGGATAGCGGCATTATCCACCGCATACGGCAACGATACAACATCAGTCAAGGTATGAGTATCAACGGAGAGACCGACATTGAGGTGAACGAGCAACAGCTCGATGAACTTCGGGAAGTAGAACGGAGAGGTTATATAAAATTGAGATTTAAACCATGAAATAGCATTATTGAATAAAATATGAAAACTATTGAAACAATTCAAGTAAACGCATATCTTATGCGAGGTGCGCTGCCGTCGGTGGAGCGCTCACGAGACGAATATACCGGCTCTGTGTTTGGAGCCGCTGCACTGGCATATATCACGATAATACATAGCACTGAAGCATTGGACATGATGCAAGAGCGTTTGCCGGAGTTATACGATGATAGGCAGATAAAGAAGTTTATCAACCGAATGACAGGCACGAAGGCGAGTATGGGCGAGATACGGAGGCTTACACTTGCAATCGGTGAGCTATTGGCGCACGACTGCGACAAGGCTTGGGTGATGGACTTTGGTAACGCTGCATACGAGAAAGTGCAGCCATATACCGAGAAGTTGCGTGTAGCCTTGGCAAATGCACTTGGCAGGTACAATGTGCCGGACATCAACGTTTGTGCGGCTATTTTGGTTGCGCAGTCGCTTGCCAGTGAAGCTGTTGAATACGTTAAAAGGCGTTCATCAAAATTTACGAACTTCACTATACTTATGAAGGGAAAGGGAAGACAGACCGTATCGTCGTGTCTCTCGTCTATGTCATGTGCGACAATTGAGTATTGTTTGCGAAATATAGCACGTATACTTGTTGAGGATAAGCTGACGGATGATGTAGACCTTACGGAGGATAAGTCCGTGGAAACCGGGCTAAAAGCTGTGCTAAACGTCATGGCGGACACAAACACGTGGATATATGCACGTGAAAAGGCTGATGAATTAAATCATGTTGAACATAAAAATAACAAGCAATGAAAAAGAAATACAGAAACAAACTGCCGAAAGACGCAAAAGTCAAGGGCTTTAATGCTCACGTGGATAACGGAGAACTGATTGTTGATGTTGAGTTTAAAGATAAGTTTCTGCCGAAAGACGGGGACTTTCTAATAGATGCGGATGGCGATATTTTTATTTGTTCTAATGCATACACGCAAAATAGTAATTTTTATTCTTGCTATTATGGTAATTTTTATTCTTGCTATTGCGGAACACATCATGGTAAAATACGAGCTGCTTTTTGTTATAATTGGGTGGATAAAGAAGGTTGTCGTTTTGCTACGCTTGAAGAAAAGGCTGATTTTCTTAAAAGGCTTGAAACCGAGGAGCACCTGCGCTGGAACGCAGATACCAAGGTGTTAGAGCCTATAAGGTGGAGAGCAGAATTTGGCGAAAATTATTTTATAGTTACAAATTCAAAGGAAAGAAACTCTTTTATTGTCAAAGAGAAAAGGGAATGTTCTTCTATTTTTGATGAAGAAAACTACCAACTAAACAACTATTTCCGTACACCTGAAGCTGCTCAAAAAGTCGCAGGCCAAATAATCAATATTTTCAAGAACGCAAAAGCAGAATAATATGAAAAAGAGATTAGCAAAAAAGATAATGGATAGAATATTCTATTTCAAAAATTGGGATAGTAACTATTTACCCTATTCAAAAGAGCAACAAAAGAAAGCTGTGAAAGGGACATTAAAAGGTAAAGGATTAAGTGCAGAAACTCATCATTGGTGTATGGAGACGATACCGATTAATAAAGTACCGTTGAAGTATAGAAAGCACAAAGGATTTTTACCAAATGAATTTGAGTACTAATATGATAGCATCAATAATAATACTTGTAATGTATGCCATTAATCTTGGCATAACTTTAGCAAAGAACGGCGAGCCTAAAGGCGGTAAATATAATTTTTGGGCAGAACTGATTTCGACTTTTATTATGTTCATGCTATTATATTGGGCAGGGACTTTCGATAAGTTGCTAAACTTAAATTAGGGGAAATTTTCCGCAATTTTCCGCAATTTTCCGCAAATAAAAAACTGAATACTATGTTAGGAATAGAAGATTACGTTAGCGTTGAAACCGCTAAGACGCTCCACGAAAAAGGATATAGCGGTATGGTTACAGCAGCTACGCTGTACGAGGCACAGAAGTGGCTGAGAGAAAAACATAATATACACGTATGTGTAGATTGCAATGTATTTGGATGGTATACTACATTATTTAATGCGGTAAGTGGAGATCCCATTTCACAAATAAACGGCTGCAAAGAGCATTATGAAGAGGCGCTCGGCGCCGGAATTGAAGAAGCACTTAAATTGATTTAATTATGAAAGCAAAAATAAAGCAAACAGGAGAGATAGTAGATGTAGAGCCATACTTCTACGCAAAAATTAACAGCACAGACCCGATGATGCATAAGAACGACATTGAACTTATTGAGCCTAACGCTGATATAGACTATGAGCAACGCAGATATGAAATAGCAAAGGCCATGCTCCCGGTAATATACCTTGACGACGGTCAGGCAGAGCGTGCTGATGATTCAGATTTAGGGTTTGAGTACAAGAGTGACCGACATTGTGCAAAAGAGGCTGTGGACTTTGCCGACGCTCTTATTGAGGAACTTAAAAAGAGGAAATAACTATGTATATAAATATAAATTTCTTAGTGGCGATTATAATAATTGCTATATATGCTTGGTATATGGCTTACCAATTTAAAAGCCTTAAAAAGGCAAATAAGGCATTGGAATTGGATAATATTAAGACTCTTGCCGAAGTATATAATCTTTATATTGCCTACAACGGACATGACGAGAAAGCGAAAGAACTCGAAGATAAGTTAAAGAAATTATTAAATGAATTAGAAGTTAAGTGATATGATAAAGACAAAAGAATTGATGCTCGGAAACTGGGTGTTGGCAGGAGCTAAAACTCAGTTCCCGATGTATGTGACAGGGATATTTGATGATGTCGCTTACCTCGATTTTGAAGGTAATGAAGGCGACGTGTGGGAGGAGAAAGAGGAAGATATGCTTCCGGTGCCACTGACAGAGAAAATTCTGTTAAAGAATAGATTTGTTAAGAAGAAAGACAAAATATCAGAGTATTATAACTCTCCGGACGAAAATGTATTTGTACGTTTCAAAAAAGAAATAAGCGTTCTTGTGATATTACCGCTTTCGACAGCGAGAGTAGGAGCAAGAAATCGTATTAAATACGTCCACGAATTGCAAAATCTGCTGACCTTAGCAGGAATAGAAATGGAATTTAAAATATGAAACCAATGAAAATATACATAAGCCTACCAATATCTGGCAGAGATATTGAAGAAGTAGAAGCACGTTGTATTTTTGCAACCGGAGTGATAGAGAAGAAAGGACACACGGCAGTATCGCCGCTTGACGTGTCGCCTGATACTGATGCGCCATACTCTACACACATGGGTAATGACATAGCCGCACTGCTTGAATGTGATGCGGTGCTGTTCCTTGAAGGCTGGCAAGTATCAAAAGGCTGCCAGCTCGAACACAAGGCGGCAGAATTATACGACAAAATTAAGTATTACAAATTGGAGGAGATATAAAATGAATATAGATGTGATGTTTTCAAGCAAGACGGATCAATGGTCTACACCGCAAGATCTTTACGATAAATTAAACAAAGAATTTAATTTCACGTTAGATCCTTGCGCAGATGAATGTAATCATAAATGCGATAAATTCTACACTAAAGAGCAAGACGGACTAAAGCAGGACTGGCAAGGCGAAACATTTTTTTGCAATCCGCCGTATGGTAGAGCTATAAAAAATTGGGTGAAGGAATGACATTATACGCCTCTACAAGATAAAAGGCTGGCTTTCGCAGAACTGGCGGATGAGGCCGAGAAGATAAAAAGGAGCCAGCCCCACGATAAAAGACCGACTCCACGCACGATTAGGCCACAAATATAATACTTTTCTTCTAAAAGACCATATTATGACAAAAGAATTTTCATCAATCATGGAGTTAAAGGCCATTCGTGAACAAAAATCAAGACTTGCAGAGCGTGAACGAGAACTTTCATCGGCTTTATTGCAGGATACATCACTCATTCCTGAAATTTATTCCTGGTTTAAGGACATTGTTGCAGAGACAGATCATTCACCAAATCCAGATGACGTTATGCAACGTAAGAAATTTCTTTTTATTGTGTTGTTCCTGTATGCTCCAAGTTCCCTTGCCGGCGGTAGGCTGCCGAACGGAGTCCGGGCAGAAATTTCCGGCGTGTTCCCGGATGTCTCTCCATGTGTAATATCGAACAATATCGCTGATGTTTCCTTTATCTACCAGCAGTATAAGGACTTTCGTCAGGATATAGAGTATCTTTACAACCAAATTTTGGAAAGGTTAAAGGTCAAAGAACTAATCAAGTAAAAAAGCCGGAGCGTTATGCTTCCGGCTTTAATTTTATGCTTCATATCCCTCATAATAGTAAGATTGAGTAATCCCTTTGAATATTACTTCACGGTCATTTACCTGGTCTGTTAATGCTTGTTGTAACAGTACTCGGAGTTCCAAATCATTTATGGGGCTGCGTTCCATAGCTTGCAAATACAGGTTCTTATCTACGTTATGCCAGTCTATTACTTTTTTCAGACGTTTTTTCAGTATCATATCCAGCCAAATACGGGTGGTTCGCCCGTTACCTTCCATGAATGGATGGGCGATATTCATTTCCACATATTTGGCAATGATTTCGTCAAATGTCGTTTCTGGCATCTTTTCTATAACCGGGAGAATCGCATCAAGGTACAGACAGTTGGCAAAACGGAAGTTTCCTTTTGCTATGTTCAATGTGCGAACCTTTCCGGCAAAGTCATACAAGCCATCGAACAGGTAGCGGTGAATCTCACACAGACCTTTCATCGTTCCTACTTCAATCTTATCTATATCGCCTGTTTCAAATAAGGCGTGGGCTTTTTCAAGGCTCAATTTGTCTATATCTTTTGTTGTCATGGTTATTCTCCTTTCTCTATTTTTGATTTTTATAGGAACAACCCCTGAACCATAAGGAACGGGGCTGGAATAGTAGCTAATTAACCAAAGTAAATTTATGCTCTTTTGCCGTTTCTAAATCTTTGGCGAAATAAACAGAGTTTTGGGTTTCTGGGCGTGTGCCTGTTTCCCATAAAATATCATATCTTGTTTGCTCATAAACCGCATAATATTTTTGAGGGTATGAATATATGTAACCTTGCACTTTTGCCTTTGGATAAGAATTGATTGTTTCTGAATAATTGCTTTCATAATCCACATAATTATTCAAACTATTAGTCGTGTTTAAGAATACATCTGTATCAGTTCCTGAACCTTTGATAACTTTTTCAACTCCACATAAAGTTCCGTTTTCAAAGTAATATCTGTTGGTTATCTTGTATCCCTCTTTTGTATAAGTGAAATTCTTCGACCCTCTTTGTACATCATCCATAAAGCTGTCGTAAGGACGCTCTACCTTTTCTTTCAGTTCATCATAAGTTATTCCCCATTCAGTAACAGTCGAGCCAACATAATCAATCAAAGGAGTTACTGAGACAATACATTTAGCTTCTGTGCCTTTGGCTTTTACCGTGATGGTGGTTTCTCCAACGTGTCCCGCTTCAATGTTTATCTTTCCATCATAAATCATTGCTTCGGCTATAAATTCATCATCTGACGATACAGAACATTCGTTTATATCTATTCCTTCAACTTCAATGTTGTCTTCATCATCTGTAGGAATGGATATTTCAGTTTTACTCAATGTGATATTTACAGGTTGGTCTTGTGGCTCATCATCGCCATTGCACCCTACAAAAAATAACGCAGCCAGTATAGGCAGCATAAACAATACTTTTTTCATTTTACTTGGTTTTATTGGTTAAACATTTAGTTCCAGTAACTTCCTTAAATCCTCAAAAGAATGAACCTCGTAAAGAGTTCCTTTAACTTTCACATAGCCATTCACTTCAGATTCAATATTTTCTTCAATTAAGTTCACTTCCCTAATTTCATTGTCACTGAGGACTAATTTCCACACAGGAACGCCTATGGCATTTGCCAATCGTTCCAGGGTTTCAAGTTTGGGCTTTTCTGTGTTTAGAAGTTGGTTTAGACCTACAGGAGTTATACCCAATTTAGCTGCTATGTCAACCTTTTTAAGATTAAGCTTTTCTATGATTTCTCTTGACCTATTTATCATATAAATACTTCTTTTTTTCGCAAAAGTAAATACTTTAATATAAATACAAGTTTTTACTTTGTTAAATATTGTTATATGTAAGCAAATACTTAAATAAATATTTGTCTTATTAAAGCAAATACTTTAATTTTGCAACATCAAACAACAAGTAATAACAATTTAAAGCATACGATTATGAAGACAATAGTTGCTACAGTGATTAACGAAGTGAACTACAAAGGTCATGTGATTACAAGGTTCTATGATGTGTTTCAGCAAGAATTTGCGATTATAGACAATGATGAATCAAAGCTATATGACAGTATTGCAGACGCAAAGAGAGTGATAAGAGGCGAACAACCTAATTACGAGATAGGTAATAAGGTTGCGTGGTAGTTAAGTTCAACCAGCAGGGCGAAAGCCCTGCAATTACACACAATTATTAATTTTCAATACACACGATTATGAAGACATTAAAAGAACAAGTAGAAGAAATCAAGAACATGAAAGGTTCTAAGTCAGCAAAGAAAGCAGCTTTCGTCAAGTTGGGTTTGAGAAAGTACGAAGTCGAGTTGCTTATGGCTGAACTGCCTAAACCTGTCAGAGAGACACACAAGTTCACTTTTGGGGTCGAGATTGAATGCCTTGTCGCTGCAAGTATTATGCGTGAATGTGCGACAAGAAACGCAATGCCATTTCAGTATGAGGGCTACAACCACACAGACAACAACCACTATTATAAGTTCGTGTCTGATTCATCCATAATGGGCAGCAACCCAATAGAATGTGTGTCGCCAGTACTTACAGGCAAGGCAGGCATGAAAAGCCTAGAAATATGCTGCAAGGCATTGAATGAGGCAAACGCACAGGTCAACAGGTCTACAGGCCTTCATGTTCATATAGGCGCACAGAACTTGTCTGACGAGGCTTATATCAACGTATTTAAGAACTATCAGAAGTTAGAGAGAGTTATTGATACGTTCATGGCAAGGTCAAGGCGTGCAAACAACAGCAGATGGTGCAGAACACTGCAAGGCAATGACTTTACATGGTGTACTACAAAATCAGACATTTTAGATGCCATGAACGGCAACAGGTATTTCAAGGTGAATGCATGTTCTTATTCACGCCACAGAACAATAGAGTTCAGACAGCATCAAGGCTCTACAGACTTTGCAAAGATTTCAAACTGGGTGAACTTTTGTGCTAAGCTGGTTGCATGGTCTAAAAAGAACGTATTGAGTTCAGAGGTTAGCTCAATTGACGAGATACCTTTCTTGACAGCCAAAGAAAAATCATTTTTCAAATCACGTGCCGAGGTTCTTGCATGAACCTCGCACAATTAAAATAAATTCAATATGTGTTGCATTATATACAAGCCTAAAGGTGTCCAGATGCCGAGCCTGGACACTCTTGCAAAAATCAAAAAGCTCAACCATAACGGCTACGGTTTTGTTTCTACCAATCATTTTCATAAGGGTTTGGACTATCGTACATTCTTGCGCCACCTTTCGGAGGTTGGAGATGATGAAGACTGCATTATACATTTCAGATTTGCCACTCATGGCTCTATATGCCGGGCCAACTGTCATCCGTTTACAGAGAATGGCGTTTATTTCGCTCACAATGGGACTTTAAACGTTTGTCCTGTTGGTGACATGACAGACAGCGAAATTGCCTTCAGAATGAAAATTTATCCCGAAATACAGCGGTTTGGATATGGAACAAAGCAGGCTGACTGGGCTATAAAGCAGATTTGCGGTTATTCTAGGTTCGCCATGATGTATCAGGGCGAGGTGAGACTATACGGTGATTATAAAATACTGAATGGCATATATTATTCAAATTTAAGATGGTTATGAAAAGTATATTGCAGTCTTTAAAAGAAAAGGTGTCATGTGGCGATATCACGATAAAAGAGGCAGCCATAAAGCTACATAATGCAGGATGGACAAACTTCATTGATGTAGAGAGAACCAGACAATTGTTAGGACTGAAAACACAGCAGGCCAAATCATAAAGCAATATGCTTGTGAATTAATAACGAACAATTGGCTTATTGTTTCGTATGTGTAGAATTGTTATTCAAAATTGTCTTCATAATTAGGTATCTTTGTGAAAAGGTACCATCGCGGATTAGAGCAGTGGTCAGCTCGCTACTTTGACTTGGTAGAGGTCGCCGGTTCGAGTCCGGCATCCGCAACTAAATAAAATATATAGCACACGATTATGAAAGTATTGACATTACAGATCGATAAAGAATGTTTTCTAGACATTCTTAATGGCAGACAAAATATAGAACATAGATACGTCTATCCATCTAACGTAACGAGATATGTATATTTTAGACACAATGGCATAGACTATAAACGACAAGAGGATATACCTGATGATGGTGCAAATATTGAGGTCATACCTGTCAAATATGATGCTTTATATCTGATAAACGGTAGACGAAAAAATGCCCCAAGGCTCAAAGTTGAAATAAAATCTGCTGAGTATATAATTTTCACAGACGAAGAAGGTAATGATCTTACAAAAACAGAAAATGGTATAGAATATTTGATAAGTCAAGTATGGTATCATCTTGGCAAAGTAATAAGTACAGAGAATATTTAATCTAAATAATCTAAAGCTGAGTCAAAAGAGCAATTAACAGAGTTGCCGGGCCAAGACGAAATATGAATGGTGCCGGTTTAGGTGGAAGACTGGTAGCAAACCGTAGAAATACGGCAAGTGCTTCACAGTTAGGTAGTAGAGAACAAAGGCGATATGACTTAAATGTTGCCTTTAGTGGTGCAGGGGGTAAATGATGAACAAATATTTACTTTCTATGCAGATAATACAGAGTGTCCGTGAAAAAACGGATACTGCTGTATTATATTATTCTGCTGGTGGTAAAGATGGTATAGCCTTGTTGGATATGCTTGCAGGTGTATTCAATAAGGTTATATGCTATTATATGTACTTGATACCTGACTTAGACCACGTGCAGCCCTATATCAGATGGGCAGAAAATCACTACAAGAATGTTGAAGTACGCCAAATAGAACATTTTCAGCGTGACTATTACATTTCATGTGGTTTCTTTCGTGAGCCTGACAACTCAGTAAAACCGAGAAAAATAGGCGAAATAGAGCAGGCGGTAAGAGAAGAAACAGGTATCAAATACGGCTTCAGTGGTATGAAGGGTGTAGATGGTTATATGAAGCGGATGCGCTTAAAGAAGTTTGCGAAGTCCGGTTATATAACAGACAAAGGTATGGTTTATCCTCTCGCATTGTGGACGAATAAGGAAGTGCTTCAGTATATTAGGCAAAGAGGGTTAATACAGCCTTTTGTATATAATCCAGGTGCTATAAGTCAAGGTTTTACCATTGATTTAAAAACAATGCTCATGATGCGACACAGATATCCACATGATTTTAAACGTATTTTGGAAGAGTTCCCATACTCTGAAAAGCTAATTTTCGATTATGAATATAAACACAGAAAGTAGAGGTATTGAGTCAGAAAAAAATCGTTATCGGAATTAGAAAGTCAAAGAATGCGTATTCTGTATCGTGCAGCTCGTCAATATGGGCTAGGCACAAACAGGCAGCACTCTGTACGCGATAGAGTCAATTCTGTTACAAGCAGATATAGAACAAATATGTTCAGATACTTTGGCTCAGACACGATTTCTCCTTCACAAGTAAAACAAGGAGTACCAAAAAGATTTTATGTAGGATTAAAAAACGCGCAAGGTAGTAAAGGATGATGACAAAAAATAAAATAACGCAACCGGAAAGTAGGGAGATACAACGAAGTATCATAAATTTTGCCAATTATAATCCCCGTAAAATTGCCCCAGAAGCTCGCAAGAGCTTGAAAGCAAACTTAAAACGTATAGGATTATTAGGCGGTATAGTTTGGAATGAAGTTACAGGTAATCTTGTGTCAGGGCATCAGCGTGTTTCGATTATAGATGAGGTGAATAAGTATAACTCTGACACGAAAGAAAATGACTATCTAATTCGTGTTGAAGTAGTTCGCATGGATGAAAAGACTGAAAAAGAGCAGAACATCTTTATGAATAACAGAAGTGTACAAGGCGAATTTGATTCAGATATGCTGAAAGACATGATTGGCGGAATTGATTATAATCTAGCTGGTCTGAATGACTTTGACTTGAGTATGCTTGGAATTGGTGATTTGGACTTTTCTATCAATGATGAAATTTGGAGTAAAGACAATATTCTAAACGATTCACTGTACAGTATAGATGAAATAACCAAAGAAGGAGAAGAAAATAAAAGAATTGATCGTTCCGGAGACTTTTATAGCGATTCAAAAGAAAATCAGATAGCACGCCACAATGAAGTACAAAAAATAAAAGACAGAATAGGACGTCAAAACAGCTTTGAGAAAGACAATGGTATGTTAAGTTATGTCGTTTTGTCTTTCAAAAGTCCTACGGAAAGAGCAAACTTCATGGAAATGTTCGGTTATGAATTTGATGAACGTTACATTGACGGAAAGGAGTTTATGGATAGGGTCGAATTTGGAATTGAGTAATCAAAATAAACAGATACGCGCGCATGGGAAAGAAGCCAGACATATTGAAATTCAGAGAGATTCTTCATAAAACAGGTGGAAATCTCTCTAAAGTTGCTGCTGTATTCAATGTAACCCGAAAAACCGTGTATGATTGGGCCAGAACAGACAGCCAGTTCAAAGATTCTATCACCGACGAAAGAGGTTCTCTGGTAGATGAATGCCTTGTATCTGCACGTGTACTTGCGCTTGGTATCCCTGAGAAAGATGAAAAAGGAAACTTTATCGGATGGCGTGAACGTCCTGATGGGTATATGATTCGCTATTTACTTTCCACATTAGGAAGAAAAGAAGGTTTTGGAGACCGAGAAGACGAGGACGCTGATATTCCTCAGGATATTGACCACGGAGTTCCTATTGATTCATGGATTAAAGACAAGCTGAAATGATTGTTCCTCAAGAAATATATCATCCGTTATACACAGACAGGGAGAAGTTCATTATCCTCATTACTGGTGGCCGTGGGTGTGAGACACCTACGCAAGGAATTATAATGTCTGATTTGACAATAAAGCAAATTAAAGATATTAAAGTTGGAGATTGTGTCATGGGTGACGATGGCACGCCCCGAAATGTCCTTGCTACGATGAAAGGCAGGAGCGAAATGTTCCGTGTCAGACAAACAAGTGCAGAAGATTACTTTGTAAATGATGCACATATCCTCAGCTTAAAGAAAAGTCAAATTTCTATAAATGAAGGTAGATACAATGACTTTGAAGAATACACGGATATGCGTATTACTGATTATTTGAATCGCAGCAATCGTTTTAAGGAACATTTTAGAGGATATAAGACAAATTCAATACCCTATAAAGAAAGTCCCGTTAAACTAGAACCATATTTGCTTGGCTTATGGTTGGGTGATGGAACAAGCATATATCCACAAATAACAACTCCTGATATAGAAATTGAACAGTACCTTAATGAGTATGCAGAAAATCACAATTTGCATCTTTCAATCAATGGAGTAAGAGGTAAAGCTAAGACATTCCGACTTGCCAAGAACTGTGGACTGACGAATCCCATAATGGATATTTTACGTCATTACGATTTGATTGGAAATAAACATGTTCCACAAGAATACATATCAAACAGTGAAAAAGTACGTCTAGAATTACTTGCAGGACTACTTGACACCGATGGAACGATGTGTCGCAATGGATATGAAATCACGCAAAAGAGTGAAATACTTGCAAGACAAATAAAATATATTGCAGATACTCTTGGCTTTAGAACAAGTATTAACGAGAAGAACGCACGTTGTAGCGGAAAAGATTGCGGCAAAGTTTTTCGCGTTCATATCAATGGCGATACATGGAAAATACCTTGTAAGGTAGAAAGAAAAATTGTAAACAAAGCTGATGTTCATAAAAATAAAGATTGGCATTTGTCGCAACTTTCAATAGAGTCTGCTGGAATTGGAGATTGGTGTGGTATTTGTCTTGACGGAAACCAACGATATCTGCATTCTGATGGAACGGTTACACATAATTCGGGTAAGAGTTTCAACGCTTCCACCTTCATCGAACGACTGACCTTTGAGCAGACTCCGGTTGAGAAGATTGTCCACCAGATTCTATACACCCGCTACACGATGGTATCTGCCGGCATGTCTATCATTCCGGAGATGATGGAAAAGATAGAACTGGACGGCACCACGAAGTATTTCAAGACCACCAAGACTGACATCGTAAATCGTATGACCGGCAGTCGTATCATGTTCCGGGGTATCAAGACTTCTTCCGGGAATCAGACGGCGAAGTTGAAGTCCATCCAGGGTATTACCACTTTTGTATGTGATGAGGCCGAGGAATGGACCAGTGAAGAAGAGTTTGACAAGATTATGCTCTCCATCCGTAAGAAAGGAATCCAGAATCGGATTATCATTATCATGAATCCCTGTGACTCTAACCATTTCATTTACAAAAAATATATCGAGAATACCCACCGCTTGGTCGAGATTGACGGCGTGCAGGTACAGATTTCTACACATCCCAATGTCCTTCACATTCATACAACCTACTTCGATAATATCGAGAACCTTTCTCCTGAGTTTCTGAATGAAGTCCAGGAAATGAAGGAGAAGAATCCGGAGAAGTATGCTCATGTTGTCATAGGACGTTGGGCTGACGTGGCCGAAGGTGCCGTGTTCAAGAAATGGGGTATTGTGGATGAGTTCCCCATGTGGTGCAAGAAGGTAGGAATCGGACTGGATTTCGGGTATAGTGTTGACGTTACGGCAGCTGTGAGATGTGGAATCGTAGACAACGCGATCTATCTTGACGAGATTGATTACAGGACCAACCTATTATCTTCCGATATTATCAAGTCACTTCGTCCGTGGAATCTTCCGGTATATGCAGACAGTGCAGACCCACGTTTGATACAGGAAATACACAACGGAGGGGTCAGGATTTACGCTACCGAAAAAGGTGCAGGCTCTATTGTTGCAGGTATTGACAAGATGAAGGATATGGAGATTTACGTGACAAGGCGTTCGTATAATCTGCAGAAGGAGCTTAGAAACTATGTTTGGGATAAAGACAAGGACGGGAACTATATCAATACGCCCGTTGATGCCAACAATCATGCGGTCGATGCCTCACGCTACTATGTATTATCAGCTTTGCTTGGTAAGATTATGAAACCGAAAGATGTTTCAGGAATATTTGGACATTAAAACATTTGAGATATGATAGAGTTAAACAGGATATACAACGAGGATTGCTTGGAGGGTATGAAACGCATACCCGACAATATTGTAGATTTGGTGGTTACAGACCCTCCGTATCTTATTCAATACAAGACTGGGTACAGGAAAAACAAATCACACAAGTTTTGCCGCGAAATAATGAATGACAGTAATAGGAATTTGATAACCTATTATCTCAAAGAATGTTATAGAATATTGAAAGATAATACCGCTGCGTATGTATTTTGTTCATCTAAGACGGTTGACTTTTTTAGACAAGAAGCAATCAGTGCAGGTTTTATTTTGAAAAACACAATTATATGGGTGAAGAATAATTGGACTGCTGGGGATTTAAAGGCACAATATGGACAACAATATGAATCTATATTGTATTTAAACAAAGGGAGGCGTACCATAAATGGGAAGCGTATAACTGATGTTTGGAGTTTTCCACGAGTTGCGTCACATAGCTTAATACATCAAAATCAAAAACCCGTATCACTTATTGAACAATGTATTGACAAAAGTTCAGAATCGGGGGGGGTGGTTTTTGACGGTTTTATGGGCAGTGGTACTACTGCCATCGCTTGCATGAATACAAATCGCAACTATATTGGATTTGAGCTTGACAAAGAATATTACGATTTGTCAATTAAACGGATAAATGAATATGAACCTAAATTAACAATGTGACATGAGAACTTTAGAGGAAATTTTAGCGATACCTGAGATAGAGAGAAAAATCTACTATCTGAAGAAAGGAAGAAAAACAGAACTTCCCAATGCTCATGCTCTTTATAATGATTGGAATCCTAATAGGCATGAGATAGTGATTGATGAGGAAAAATATCCAAAAATCAAAATTATCACTAAGCCTGAAGAAAGGATTACCGATCCGACAACAGGCAAAGAATATGTTGAGCCGGCGGTTAAGAAAGAAGTTGAACCAAATAGAATAGCCCTTCCAATCGAGCAGGATATCGTAAACCTTCAAACAGCTTTCACCGTAGGAACAGAGCCGACGCTTGACTGTCAGCCGGACCAGTCGGAAGAAAGCCTCCTTTCTGCGTTGAAACAGGTGTTCAAGAAGAATAAACTGAAATACCAGAATAAGAAAGTCGTTCGGGCATGGTTGGCCGAACAGGAAGTGGCCGAATACTGGTATGTGGTTAGGGATGATGGTTTCTGGGCGAAGCTTAAAAGAAAGATTTCCGGAATCTTCGGCAAATCAAAACCTGAATATCGTCTGAAGAGTGCCATCTGGTCCCCGTTCCGTGGAGACAAACTCTATCCGTTCTTCAATGATCAGGGTGATTTGGTGGCTCTTTCCCGCGAATACAAAAAGAAAGACCTGGACGATGTAGAGATCACCTGCTTTATGACCATTACTAAGGATATGGTTTACCAGTGGGAGCTGACAAACAACTGGACCGACAAAGGTTCATTCGCGCATGGATTCAAGAAGCTCCCTGTGATTTACATGTATCGCCCAGAAGCATACTGTGAGAAGATAAAAAGCCTTCGCGTGAGGCTGGAGAAACTCCTTTCCAATTATGCAGACTGCATAGATTATCATTTTTTCCCGATTCTCATGCTGTTCGGCGATGTGCAGAACTTTTCAGGGGAGTTCAAAAATAGGGTAGTGGAGCTTACAGGCCAAGGAGCAAACGCCCAATATCTGACATGGAGTCAGGTCCCGGATACTGTTAAATTCGAGGTGGAGACATTGCTCAGTCAAATCTATGGACTGACAAATACACCGCGTATATCCTTTGACTCGCTGAAAGGAACTGGTAACGCTGTTTCCGGTGTCACTTTTGATTATGTGTTCATGTCAACTCACCTTAATGTGGAGAATCTGAACGAAACTGTCGGAGAGTTTATGCAACGGCGTGTAAACTTCCTGACTTCCGCTTTAGGTTCTGTTAATACAACTCTTGAAGCAGCCTCAGAGACAATTGATATAGATGTTCAGATGCAGCCGTATAAGCTGGAGGACATTAAAGATAAGATTGACACAGCCATCAAAGCTAAAGATGGTGAAATATGGTCACAGGAACGGGCCATCACTTTTGTTGGGAACGTGGATAATGTACTTGATGAAATTGAAGCCATCAAGGAGGAACAGGCCGAGAAACAGAAGAACGATATCGAGAAACAGAAACAGCTTTCATCTCTTAAAAGTGCCAGCAGTAAATCTGAAGAATAGAATATTACGGGAATTATATAAAAAACTGACAAAAATCTAAAATATGGACTTATTGATAGCGGTATCTTTCGAGGTATCGCTATTTTTTTTGTATAAAACACTTTTTTAAACCTAAAAACGAACATTCCCTTAATTGTTTCGTATCGTTAGTCTTAAAATTTCCCATTTTCTTTCTCTATAAGTAAATTTACCGTATGAAATTATTAATCAAACTCATACGGTATGACAATCTTTGAACAAATCTTGGCAGGACTGCAACAGAAGTTTCCTGGGGTGGACACTGCCACACTTACCCGTATCGCCACCAAAAAGGCTGAGGGTGTAACGGACGAAACGAAGGTAAACTCCATCGTGGAGGGTATCTCATTTCAGGACGTGCTGACTTCATACGGCGATTTCCGTGCCGGGGATGCTCGAATCACAGCAGTTGCAAACTATGAGAAGAAGCATAACCTTAAAGACGGTAAGCCGATCGAGAATCCGAAACCAGAACCACCGAAACCAAACGACCCTCCAAAGCCACAGGAGACGGACATCGCAAAGATGATTGCCGACGGTATCGCCGCTGGAATCAAGCCATTTGCTGACGAGCTGGCTTCATTCAAGGCAGAGCGTGCTCAGGAAGCACGTAATGCGCAGATTCTGGCCAAGGCTAAGGAATATGGAATCTCGGAAAAACTTGTGCCTATGTTGAATATTCCATCCGATGCAGACCTTGACGCGTTTATGAAGGATGCCAAGCAGACCTTCGTGAATGCCGGCATGAAAAGCGTTCCTCCTGAGAGTGGAGAGACGAAGCCGAAGGACGATGTGGAATCGCTGGTATCCGTTATCGACAAAGGCACGAAAGAAATCGAACAATCAAAAACAGAAAAGTAAACTATGGCAGCAGGTATTGTATGGAATACGGCTACACCGCCCGTTGAACACGAGGTGTGTGACGAAAGCACCATCTACCGTCTGAACGACGGAGGTATGGACTTGGATATGGGCAACCTTCCTTCCAAGGGTTGGTTGCCGGAACTCGCTCCGCTTTTCCGTGACAAGGAGGAGCGAAAAGCGTATGCTTGTATCCGTGTTAAGGTAATCGAAAAGGCTGAGACTACCGGAGCGGAGATTAAAATCAAGAAGAACAGGTTCTGTGAACTGGTAAAACCGGGCATGTATCTTTCTGACGGAACAAACGTGATAACCGTAAAGAGTGTGGACACTTCAAATGAAGGTTATGACCTTATTACAGCCACAGAAAACCTAAAGACAGCCATTGAAGCAGGTACTGTCCTTCCGGAAGCTAAGAGCTCAAGTGAGGCTGAAGCCAAGCATGTAGCGAACTTTGCATCGTTCGGCTGGAGAAAGCTTGATGATGAAAGGACTGTGGCATTCGTCGGAAGGGTGTTCGGCATACTTGAGGACGACCTGTACATCCCGTTCACCGATGAGGACAAGGCGGCTTTGGGTGACAGATTCATGTTCATTTAACGAAAGGAGGAGATATGCTACTTACTATTGATATGATTTTCGGAGACTCCCGTATCATGAAGGCAGTCATTGACCGTACGGTGGTTTCCATGCTGGAAATGGATAAGGTTTTCTGGAAAGATTATCTTGTCTATGACAAGGCGAATCCAGACGGTACGTTCAAGACCTATCTGGGTACAGTCGTTGGGGTCATTGCCGGTACCGTAATCGACCGATATGCAAACAAGCCTCTCAGAAAGCGTCACGCATTGTCTAAGGGGTATGGTGAAGTTGCCTGTCTGGGTGACGCCTATCAGATTGATGATACCCGTCTGGAGCGTCTACAGATAATGATTGACGAGTTCAATGAAGCACGTACTCAGGAAGCACGCGGCATCAAGCTGAATGAAATCGTCAACTTTCTTGTGGATGATGTACGCCAGTGCCTGCTTGCTCCGATGAAGCGGTTCGACCTGATGCTCGGCAGTCTTCGCTTTACAGGGAAATGTAAGGTCAACGGCAAGGAGAACAAGAAAGGTGTTTCAATTGCTGATATTTCTTTGCCTATCTATACCAAGCAGGCCACTTCCGGTGACAAAGACAATATCATCACATGGCTCTATACGGAATTTGTCGATAAGCTGCGTGTGAAGGGATATTCGTTTGCTACCGCCGAAATGAACCGTAACACGTTCAATAAAAGAATCGCTTCTTCCGCTGAATTTATCGGAAAATATACCATGAAGTTCGGTGATATGGAGTTCAACGCTGGGAATATGGTCACTACAGAAATGGTAAACCGTTACCTTACTGCTGTGGATATTCCGTTCAGAATCAGTATTAAGGAGGAATGGGTTCAAATCTCTGATGACGAGATGGTAAATACTGTTCCGGACGATAAGATTTCGTTCCTTCCTGCTCTTGATCCAAGAAAGAAGCTTGGTACGATGAAGTGGAAGAGACCGTATGAAATGGTAGACCGGATTCCGGGACGTACCTACATCGATGCTGAAGGCGGCAAGATGTTCATTTCGTCCTACCGTAACTCTGAAGGCCGTTTCATGGAATATGGAATGGAGGCTATTCCTAATATCGAAATCCCCAATAAGATGGCGATTGCCGATTTAAGCAAGGTAGGATGACAGTAAACGACTACATATCACAGAAGTTCCAGACCTTCGGCATTGACTTGTCGGAGGCTGACCTTTTGGAGATAAGTCTGTCTTCAGGAATAAGCGGAGAGGATGAGATGATCCCGTCAAACATCGGACAGGTTACGGTAGCTATGGCGAAGTTCATCCCCTCTCTATTACTCCGTGCCACTTCCATCAGCGAGAACGGTTTCTCTATGTCCTGGAATACTCAGGGCTTGACGGAATACTATTCTTTCTTGTGTAAGAAGTACGGACTTGAAGACACGCTGTCAGATAAACCTAAAGTTAGATTCCTATGATATTTGCTCCGCACATATTGCAGGTTAAGGTCACTACCCAGATGGATACAGACGAGTTCGGCCGGCCCATTCCCGGAACCGGTGGAGAAAGCTGGCAGGACGTGTGTAGGTGCCGGTGTGACGATAACTCCACAAAGGAGTTTACCTCGGAGAATGGCGAGGTGTACCGACCGAACTATCATGTAGTCTGTGAGAAAAGAATCTCACTGAAGGCTGGTGATGAAGTAAGGTGTATGGACGGTGAGAATGTCAGGGGAACTGGCAAGGTTTACATGGTGAAAAATACAAATTATTTTAGTTACTCAGAGATATGGATGTAAAGTTTGATTTTTCGGATGTGGACAGATTCTTCCAGCAAGGTTATGCCGAGGTGAAAGCCGTTGAAGAGAAGGTCGGCAAAGAAGCTGTCGATTATGCAGTGGAACATGGCAGTTATCAGAATCGTACCGGCACGCTCCGCAAGTCAAACAAGTATACAGTTCAGGATGACGGACTAGAGTTGAGGAATGAAGCCGAATACGCTTCTTTCGTTGAATCCAAAGGTTACGAAGTCTTGACTGGTGCAGCCATATATGCTGAGAAGCGATTAAAGGAGGAAATCAAATGAAGAAATACATTGGAACAAAACAAGTAGAAGCAGAACCTATGACAATGGGTAATGCTTATAGTAAAGGATTTCTGCAAGCTGGCAAAGTTCCATCGGAAGCCGAAAAGGATAAAGCTGGCTATCATGTGAAGTACAAAGACGGTTATGAAAGCTGGTCGCCGGCAGAACCGTTTGAAGCTTCGTATCGTGAAGTGTTGGAAGAAAGTGAAAATATGTGCTTCGGTGATGCTATTGAAGTCCTGAAACAAGGTGGTGCAATCCGAAGAACAGGCTGGAACGGTAAAGGATTGTTTGTTATCAAACAAGTTCCAGCGCATATTGATAGCAACATCATTCCGAAAATGCAGTCACTTCCACAGTCAGCCAAAGACCTTATTCTGAAAGGTAAAGGCTTTATCGACTACACAAGCCAATGTCTTATCTACAATGAGAATACTGGACGTGCTGATTCATGGGTTCCGTCTATTAGTGATGTATTTGCAGAAGATTGGGAGATTGTACAATGATAGTAACCACCGACATAGCGAATATACTTTACCGTGACTGCCAGACTTTCGGCATTGACATCGTTCCTCACGGAAAGAAACTGACTGGCGAATTGAAGTCTGAAATGATTGTCATTCATGCCAAGAAGCAACAATCTGAAACGTATTGGAAGAAGTCTTTCGTAGAAGTGAACCTTTGCGTTCCTGACTTAAAAGAAGGCGAAGCCAATACAATACGTCTGAACGAGCTGGAGAAACAGGCGCAAGAAATGTTTGACGGTGTGACCGGACGCTATGACGGTACAACCTATCATTATTCCATCGACACAATCGGAACAGAGGAGGACACAGCCTTAAAGTGTCATTATGTGAATGTTAGAATTTTGTTTGAAGTTTTAAATGTGAAATAATATGGCAGAAGCAAAGAAAATAACAGCCGTGAATATCAAGAAACTTTGGTATGGCGAGACAAGTGCTATTACTGAAGATTTGACAGGGCAAGCCTTGTACACTCTTTTGCAGGGTGAGACCTTGAAAGAGGTAAAGAACATCCATCAGGATACGTGGACGCTCGAAGAAGCAGAGGCAAGCCGTACGAACTACAAGAACCAGCTTACCGGCCAGACTTATCGCAGTGATAAGGAGATGGGCGATGTGACCGTTAACTTTACGATTGGTGAGTACGACTATCCGACGAAGAAAGATCTGATGGGTGGTGATGTCATCAACACCGACAAAGGTTGGAAACGTGCAAGAGGTAAGGTGAACATTGAAAAATGCATCGTGGCTCAGACTGATGATGACCAGTATTGCGTTGTTCCACGCACTGACATCGGTGCTCGTGAAGCGACAACGGATAAGGCCATAGGTATTCCTGTAAGTGCCGTAGAGTTGGAACCGAAAGACTCTAATATTGCTCCAGAATACTGGTTCGATGCGGAAGAAGTAAAGCAGGGAGCTTAAAGGTAGAAGGATGTTTTAGGATGGCGGTGGGTGGCTTACTCACCGCCTTTTTAATTTATTGGTTATGAATGAAGGGGCGAAAATTATATCCAAGTCTGTTATAGGCAGTGATTTTAGAACCATATTTGTTAGCGGGAAAGCGTATACGGTTTATCCGCCGACAATCCATAGATTGGCAGGTGCAATTTCTTATTTATCAGATGTAAAAGAAGCTGATAATTTAAGGGATGTTTTATTGTCTCTTGGAGAGTCTGAGGCTTACAGCAAGGCTCTTTCCTGGCTGATAGCTGGTGACGAAAGTTTAAGTGAAGAACTGGCACAAGGAACATATGAAGAGAATGTGAACGCTTTGGATGAAGCACTCTCTATGATTGACTCAAAGGTTTTTCTCAAAGCTGTCAGCTTGGCGAAGAACGTAAGCCTGCTGGCAGCGAAACCGAGGTTGTAGGAAATGATACGCTCTTGGGACAGATTGCATCGTTCATGGAAAATCTGCATCTGTCATACCGGGAAGTGGTATATGAGATACCATACAGAAATTTAGTATTAATGCAGCGTGATAAACTCCATACTGTTACTGGAACCAAGATTACGAAGGTAAAAGGTAAAGATATGGCTTCACGCAGACGAAGAAATAAGAAATAGATATGGCAATATTAGATAAGATGTTAAAAGTAACAAAAATGTTACTTTTTAAGTCTGTGTTATTTGCAGAGAAGTAACAAAAATGTTACCTTTGCATTGTCAATTAATAGTTCTTTGATTTTATGAAGTTTTCAGAGTTTTACAAATTGATTGAGTCAGCAGGCTGGACAATCGAGAAAGGGAAAAAACATCACAAGTATGTTCATCCCGACTTTGACTACTTTATCCCTGTGGGCAGACATCCGTCCAAAGAGATACCTAAAGGTACTCTTGACAGCATGATGAAGAAAGCAGGGTTGAAGAAGTGAAAGGACGGCACCCACTTCGGTGGGTGCATTAATTGACAAATATAAGAGCACGATTATGAAAAAGATTAAAGCAATTATCGAAAAAGCGAATGACGGAGGAATTTCCATCTATTCTGAAGATGTAAGCGGAGCCTATGGTTTCGGTCTTACCGAGCAGGAAGCAAAAGATGACTTTGTTTCTGTTTTAGAGGAGCAGGCGGAATATTACAAAGAAAGACATGGTGAATTTCCAAGTTGGTATAAGTCTGGATATTCTGTTGAGTATGTGTATGACTTAAGCGGATTTTTTGAGGCATTTCCGTTCATCAATGCCAGCAAGTTTGCTAAGGAGATAGGAATAAATGAGTCTGTCATGCGAAAATACAAGGGAAAGATTGTTACGGTTTCTGAGAAAAAGAAAACCCTAATACAGTCACGTTACGATGAGATTCTAAAGAGAATGGCACTTGTGAAATTCTGATATTCCAGCCGTGAGGCTTTAATATAAATCAAAACATTAATTGACATTTTGGCGCATCATAATGGTGCGCCTTTTTTTTATTAAAAGGCCGAAAGGCACAAATACCAAACAATAAGCCTATTGTTTGGTATTAATCATCTTAAAAACTGGATATTAATTGACTGAGTGGTAACTTCGAGCAATTAATATTTGTTTTTTATATGCCACAACTTTACTTCAAAATTTCGGCCGACTACGATGCCGTTATACGATTAAGAGATGAAATCTCTAAACTGGAAGCCCAGTTGAAGAAGATGGATGTGAACAAATCTCCTGCAGCCGCCAAGGCTTTGGAAACCCAGTTGGCATCTGCTCGTCAGCAGATGATGGGGCTTGTGACAGAAGCTGCAAAAGTTGGAGCTACAATGGAGAATGATTTCAAAAACGGGATTTACAATGCTTCACAAACAGTAAATAATCTTTCAGCGAATATCATATCACAAAGAGGTGTTATCAAACAGTTACAGAATGAGCTCATTCTTCTGAAAGATAAATACCGTGAAACGATTAAGTCTGGCGGTGATACTACAGGAATGTCTGAACAGATAAAGGCTCAAACAGCCAAATTAAGAGAACAGAAAGATGCTTTGTTCGGTCTTACGCAGCAACAGGCAGAAGCCCGTCTCTCAGTAAAAAAACTTAGGGATGAATACTCTGCTTTTAAAGAAGAAGCGGGAGAAACTGCTGAAGTCAATGAGAGAATGACGCTTTCGTTGACTAAAGTTTTAGGGGTTATCGGTGGTGCAGCAGCATTAAAAGGGTTTGTTTCCGATCTTATTAACGTCCGAGGACAATTTCAGCAACTAGAAATTGCTTTCTCTACTATGTTAAAGAGTAAGGAGGCTGCAGACAAACTCATGACAGAACTTGTTGATATTGCTGCTAAAACTCCTTTTGACCTTCAGGGGGTTGCTCAGTCAGCAAAACAGATGATTGCTTATGGCTCATCGGCAGAAAATGTAGGTGATGAACTTGTAATGCTTGGCAATGTGGCTGCTGGTGTTGGCTCACAACTTAGTGAAATAGCCTATCTCTACGGAACATTGAGGACACAAGGAAGAGCTTATGCTGTCGATATTCGTCAGTTTGCAGGTCGTGGTATTCCTATATATGAGGAACTTGCAAAAGTCCTTGGTGTGACAAAAGATGAAGTTTCTGGACTTGTCAAAGAAGGAAAGGTCGGATTCAAGGAAGTAGAACAAGCTTTCAAGAATATGACCAGCGAATCAGGCATTTATTATAACCTGATGCAGGAACAATCAAAGTCTCTTACAGGACAAATAAGTAACCTGAAAGACGCTTGGGATTCTATGCTTAACGAAATGGGCAAGAACACTCAGGGAATAGCATCCGCAGGTATATCTGCCGTGAAAGGTTTAATAGAGAATTATGAGACTGTTGGTAAGACTCTGATAGGTTTGATAGCCACTTATGGAATATATAAAGCGGCATTGATTACGAATATAGCATTAACAAAAAGTTGGGCTGTTGCTGCTCGAACGGATGCTGCAGCAAAAGCCTTACAAACAGCTGCGACGAAAGCGCAGACACTTGCGCAAACAGCTTTGAACACAGTGATGAAAGCTAATCCGTATGTGCTTATAGCAACAACTTTGGCTGGAGTCGTAGCTGCTATGTGGGCTTTTAATGATAGCGCGACAGCGGCGGAAAAATCCCAGAAAAGGTTCAACGATGAGCAACAGAAATTTATAGATGGGGAGGAGAAGCGAAAACGTAAAGTAGAAGAGCTTATCCGTGTTATTCAGGACAGTACAGAAACTGAATTATCAAAAATAAAATCGTATGAAGAATTACAGAAATATTCTCCTGCCCTCACGTCAGCTTATAGCAAGGAAGAAATAGCTACATTAAATCTTGCTGATGCCCAAAAAAGACTAAAAGAAGAGCGGGATAAGAACAATTATCAGAACATCATTGATAATATAGAGAAAGCAAAAAATGCTATCAAAGAATATACAGAAGCACGTCAGGCAGCTTCTTTGATTCCAAATTCGAATAATCAAGTGGCGATTTATACGTCTAAAATAGAAGATGCGAAAAAGGACTTAGATCAATGGAAATCAGCGTTGGAGGAATTTACCAGATTAAAAAAGCAAGCCGAGGAGGACGCTAAACCTATAGAGTTGAAACTAACGGTAGCAGAAAGAGAATATCAGGATTCCAAGATGAAGTTGGATTACATGTCTGACTTTGTTATAGCCATGAAAAAAGAGGTTGAAGGAACAATGATGCTTCATGTTGACGGCTCACCAGCTGAAATGGATACGGAATCTATAATTAAAGACATTGAGAAAAAAATTAAAGAGATTGATAAGATTCCAATGTCAGTTGAGCAAATGAAGGTTCGTGATGATTTGTTGAAAATTCGTGAATATATGCTACAATGGAAGGAAGAATCGTCAAGAACCGGAATTTTCACTGTTCCTATCCAATTCCAGCTAAAGTTGAACTCACTGAAAATGGATACAAATCAGAAGAAAGGCAAGTTCAATTATCTTACCGGTCAATATGAAAGTGGAAAGCCAGAACTGTTCAAAGATGCTTATAAGAAGGCAAAAAAGACATGGAACAACGCCAAGAAAACTTATGAGAAACTAAGAAAATCTGCCAAGTCAACAAAAGACGAGGTCGTGAAGGCCAAAGAGGCAATGGAAACAGCGGAGAAGTCGTTTAAAGAACTGGGTGGAGATACACTATTTTCCCAAAAACAGGCTAAAGTGGAAAATCAAGCTCTCAAGAGGGCGGAAGCCATTCGCAAACAGGCGGAGATACTTAAAAACTTGGAGAAGAATCAATCTCTTGACCGTAAAAGAGATGCTGTTGAATTGGAAAGTCAGGTCGAACAGGCCCGGATAAATGCTATGGCTGACGGCAGTGATAAGACTATTGACCAGCGTGAATATGATAACAAAAAGGAGTTGGAAGCAATAGACCGGGCTAAAGAAGAATATATCCAAAAAGAAATTCAGAGACAGAAAGAAATCTTCGATGCAAGAGAAGAACTGAAAGCTAAACAAAATCCCAAGTATAAAAGGCGCAGTTTCGACTCTTCCAATGTCATGGTAGATAGTTCATCTTATGACTTGCTAAAAGAATATACAGAAAAGAGTCAAATCCAGAATGAAATTAATGCTCAAAGAGATGCACTAAACGAGTACCTCAAGAACTATGGCACATATCAACAGAAACGTCTAGCAATATCTCAGGAATATTCAGACAAGATCAACAAGGCTCAAAGCGAAGGTGAACGCCTTTCGTTACAAGCATCAATGGATGATGCACTGTCTAAGCTAGATTTTGAACAGATAAAAGGAAACATGAACTGGGAAGATGTATTCGGTAACCTCGGAGATATGACAATCAGCCAACTCGAAAGAATACGTCAGCAGCTAAGGAACATGCTTTCAGACGGAAATCTCGGACTTGAAGAATACAAAACTGCCGTAGAACAGATAGATAAGATAAATACTGCAATCGTTGAAAAAAACGATGAGGTTAAGAACACACTTGGGCTAATACTGCCCATGACACAGAGACGCAAAGAAATAGAGATGGAAGTGGCAGAGGCTGAGCGTACCGTTAATTCGTTGATGCACGAAATGATGGAAATGCAGAATAGCCTAAACCAACAAAGAGAAAGCGTAGCAGGATATTTGCAGTTGTCGGGAATAAGTGTCGGGGCACAGGATATCATTTCCTCCAATTTTGACAGCATACTATCTCGTATCGGTGGATTGTTCGGTGAAGACAGCGATATTTATAAAAACGTACAAAAATCGTTTGACAATATTGCCGTTAGTGAGCGTAAACTGACAAATACAACCCAAAAATTAGTAGGGGCACAAAATAACGAGTATGGAGCAAGAACAAAGCTCAACAATTTCCTTACCAATTTCGGCAATAAACTGCAGGCTGTTAGCGACATTATGTCGCTTATTGGGTCAAATATACAATCACTTCCCGATTTGTTCAGTCAATTGGGTATTGATATGAGCGGCGATTTTGGTAAAGGTATTAATGACTTGGCGAATGCCTCACAATCTGCGTCAAACTTCATAAAAGATGCAATGAGCGGTAATTTCGTTGGGGCATTATCTAATGGTATAGGAGCCGTTAAGGGAGTACTCAGCGGATTTAACAATATCTTTGGTTTTGGAATAGGTAAAGGCAACGCAGAATATGTTACAGAACTTACAGAGAAATTGACTGACAGCAATGATAGGCTCCGTGATAGTATAGACCGTCTAAAAGACAAAATAGACGAAAGTGCAGGAGGTGAGGCCATAAAAAATTACGAACAGGCAAAAGATGCACAAGAACAACTGAACCGTCAGACTCTTGAAATACTGAAAGCACAAATGTCTTACACTGGAGCCCATCACTCCAACGCCTATTATTGGGGTGAGGCGATAGATGGTAATGCAGCCACAAGTTCTCGTATATACGGTAGTATAAATAAAAGTCTTATAGAATGGTTAAAAACAAATCCTGACGCAAGCTATAATATCAATTCTGTTAATTCATATGAGGACATTTTCAAATTGACGCCAGAACAGATGGCATATATACGAGACTATAATCGTGAGATATGGGATGAAATAACTGATATTGGCAAATATGACAAGTCTGAATATTGGGAAAAATATGCAGATCTTGCTGGGCAAATTGAAAATTTGACTGAGCAAATAAATGAAAATTTAACGCAAGTGTCATTTGACAGTTTGAGAGACAGTTTTATGAACACACTGCTCGACATGAACGCTGATGCCCAGGACTTTGCTGACGATTTTGGCGAATACATGATGAAATCTTTGTTGAACTATCAACTTGGAGATATATTTGATGAAGACCTTAAAAAATGGTATGATGACTGGGCGCAAATGATGAATGATCAAAAAGGAAACCTTACAGATATCCAAATGAATGATCTGAAGGATAGATGGGAAGATATGGTAGATGAGGCATTATCATTGCGTGACAGCATAGCAGATATAACCGGATACACAGGAGGAAGTGAAGAACAACAGTCTGCATCTTCAAAAGGATTTGAAACAATGTCTCAAGATACAGCCGATGAATTAAACGGCAGGTTCACGGCCTTATATGAGTCGAATTTGCGTATTGAGACAGCAGAGCAGCAGCAGACGGTGGCCATCACACAGCTTATAGGCTCCATAAGCGCCTTAACTGCTCAACCGTCCGGAATGTATAACATAGCAGACGAGACTCGTACTATTTTGGCTAACTCTTATTTGGAATTGCAGCAAATCAGAGAGAATACGGGCGAAATTGTCAAACCAATCAAGCAGATGCAGGCTGACATCGCCGAAGTGAAACGTAATACAGCAAGACTATGACAGGAGATTTAATAATAAACGGAAAAGATGCATTTGACACTTGGGGAGTGCGTATGGGCGAGGGTTTCCTCGATGCCATTGATGGCTTCAATGAGATGAAAGACTACATTGAAAATGAAAGTCGTATGGAACACGGCAAAAGGATGATAACAGACAACGCACGTATTGCATCACGAGAAATAGCCCTGCAGTTCACTATTGAAGGCTCTTCGGAAAGTGACTATCGGGCAAAGAAGAAAGCCTTTCAGGTAGAACTGGAGAGAGGTGCGGTTAACATCAAAATTCCTGCTATTGGGAGCGAAGTCTACAAGCTGGTTTACCTGGGGAAAAGCATCTCTTACGGGTTGAGTATTGACAGGTGTTTCGGTAAGGTTTCAAGTAAGTTTTGCGAGCCGAATCCTACTCCAGAAGGTAGATTATAGAGGTGGTCATTCCACCTCTATTTTTAACTTCTTGCCACAATGTGGGCAAGTTATATATTTTGTATGTGATTGGAATAAATCCGATATATCAACTTCTAAAGCATCGGCTATACATTGTAGGGTATCAAGTTTAGGGTTTCCATTTATTGCAGAATAGAGAGATTGATATGTAATGCCTATTTTCTTTGCCAACATTTGTTGTGTAATACCTTTTTCTTTGCATATTTCTGATATTCTTAGCATAACATTGTATTTTTATATGTGACACATGATGCAAAGATAATAAAATAATATTCCGCTCTTATAAAATAGACATAAAATAGCATTTAAATATTATATATAAATTATTGGGCATATGCAATTATAATGTTATATTTGCAGTAAAATATAAGAGTATAGTATTATGAAAAAAGATTTAACAGGAAGAAAATTCGGAATGTTAACCGCTATAAGAGTTGTGGGCAGAAATAAACATAATATATTAATATGGGAGTGCAAATGTGATTGTGGTAATATAAGTTATCCCACATCCAATTCATTACTTTCAGGTAATACTAAAAGCTGTGGATGCGTTACAAGGAGAAAAAGTGGAGAAAGATTTAGAAAAATGAATGTAACGCACCAGCAAACGTATACAAGACTATATCATACATGGTGTTCTATGAAAAGCAGATGTTATCGTAAATCCAACGACCATTATAAATCATACGGAGAAAGAGGAATAACAATGTGTGATGAATGGAGAAATAATTTTGAAGCATTTTATGAATGGGCTATAAGAAATGGATATTCTGATAATCTCACAATAGATAGAATAGACAATGATAAAGGATATTATCCAAATAATTGTCAATGGATTTCTTTTTCTGATAATACAAGAAAGAAAAGAAACACTGTGTTTTTAACAGTAAATAATGAGAATAAATCTATTCGTGAATGGGGAAACATTTTGGGTGTGTCACATTCAACCGTCCGGTTATTTTATAAAAGATATGGTGCTTTAAAAACCATAGAGGCTATAACAAAATCAATTCTGAATAAGGATAAGAGATTTATTTATGTGAAATATTATATGGATAGAAGCGAATAACAAACATTCCCTATATTGTTTCAAATGGAAGTCTTGATTTTTAGGACTTCCATTTTTTATTTATGAACTTTGGACATATGATTGAAATCAAAGACATATCCGGCCAAGTAAAATTTTCCACATCAATCAATAATGGGGCTAAGGGAAAATTTACACTGATGAAGGAGGATTATATCATTCTACCTTTCTCTGCGGCTAAACCTATTCCATTCAAACTTGGTGACTACGTGGATATGTCCGGAGTGCTTGACGAATCAATGGGCGGGAAGTTGGCGAAAATCTATGAGATAACCGACATACAGAAGCCGACGTACAATACTTCCACCGGAGGATATGACTACGAACTTCAGATGAACGCCTATTACTGGAAGTGGAAGAACAAGATATTCAAGTACACGCCGGAGCATGCAGCTAGCGAGGCATCGTGGTCACTTACTGCAGCCCTTGATGTGCAGCTCGGTGTATTCCTCCGTAATCTGAAGGCACTGGGATACACCTATCGTGGTGAGGATTTCACATTCAGCATAGACGATACCGTAGAGAACAAGGCCTTGGCGATGACCTACGATAACATGAACCTGTTGGATGCCTTGTTTTCTATGGCTGGTGAGGATAAGTGGAACTGCGATTGCTGGATAACGGACAATGTGATTCATTTTGGGCGAAATGAGTTCGGTGATGCCGTTAAAATCGAGCGTGGTGTTGAGGCTTCTGACATTACCCGAAGCGAAAGTCAAGGCACTTATGCTACCCGAATCTATGCTTTCGGTTCAACGAAGAATATCCCCACGAACTACCGTCCTACCGATGAACAGGCTGTAATCAATGGTGTGGTGCAAAAAAGACTGATGCTCCCTACTGATACTCCATATATCGACGCATACGAAGGTATGAGTCAGGAGGAAGCCATTGAAGATGTCGTAGTATTCGATGACATCTATCCTCGTCGGGTTGGCACCCTTTCTGATGTACATACACAAACCGAAGAAGTGGAGAACGAGGACGGCACGAAAGAGACTGTCACTTACTACCGTTACAAGGACATAGGACTTGATTTTAAAGAGGAGTATATTCTTGAAGGTGAAGAATTGAAAATTCAGTTTCAGTTAGGGAAGCTGAATGGTATGGAGTTTGGCGTAATCTTCAATCCCAAGCCGAAAGATGAAAGTCGGGGAGATCAACTTTGGCAGATTGTCCCCAATGAAGATTATGGCCGATCACTACCAGATGAAACTATTCGACCAGAAAATGGTGATGAATATGTTTTGTCAGGGTACAATATTCAGTTAGTGTCAGACCAGTATATCCCAGAGGCAGAGCAGGAACTTAAGGAAAAGGCGCAGAAGTATGCCGATAAGGTAAAAAAGGATGATGGTACCTATCCCACTACTCTCAGGAGTTCATGGGTTAAAGAGGATTTGATATCACGAACTTTCGAATTTGGTCAACGTGTCAATCTCGTGGATGACACATTCTTCGAGAATGGTCGCATCTCACGCGTCTTGGGCTGGGAAATGAACTTGGACATTCCTTGGGACAGTCCGGTCTATACCATCGGTGAGAGTATGCCCTATTCACGTATCGGAGAAATCGAAGACAAGGTGGACTCCTTGACTTACAAGGGGCAAACCTATAATGGGAATGGAACAGGTGTCTATATAATACGTGTAAACGACAGCACGCCCGCTTCTGACAGCAATGTATTTTCTGCTATGAGAACTCTTAAGATGTTTCTCCGTAAAGACAAATCGGATTCGACATCTTATTTACAAAAGTTCCTTGGAGGAATAGACGTAGGTGAGTTCATATCTTCGATGTATGCAGGAAAAGGAGCAGGAATAGACTCTTTAGGAAATGCTGAATTTGAAAGCATCCGTGTCAGAAGCTATATGGAAATAATGGAGCTTATTGTTAACAGACAATCGGCTCTTGAAGGTGATCAAATACTCACTGAATCAGATACCATAGAAAGTGTGGAAGACTTGGGTGATAACACATACAGGCTAAATCTAAGGAGGAAATGGGATGGTTATTTCACGGCACAAGCAGAGAATAATGTATTGAGGGGTATAATCAACACATTAAACGCAGGAAGTGGTGACTATTATACTTCATGGATGCGTGTAAATAGCGTAAACACCGCTAATAACAGCATTGAAGTAACATTATACCCTGACAGCGAAACGCCTGCACAAAAGAACTTTCCGCCTTGCGAAATGATGAAGATCGCAAGATGGGGAAACCAAACCGACACAAAGAGACAAAGTTGCCTTTATTTATCAAGTACAGAGGGCAGGATTGTCAAGTTGGTTGGCGTTACAAAGCCAATAATAGACAAGACAAACTACGGCGCAGTTCTTGGAACAGTCCCGGAGTTTCTCAATGATTTAAATTTGCCCATAAGAGAAGGACGTGACTATATGTACGTGCCCGGCCTTATAACAACGGATGTCATCCGTATTGACTACCAGGGCAAGCCAATGAGTGAGATTGTAGACCGTGGCATATGGCTAGCTGACGCAGACTATTACCATGAGTCTATTAATCCTACAACGGGTATTTATGAAATATCTGATGTATGGTATATGGGATGCAGATACCGATGTCAGGTCAGCGGAACGAAAGTTCGGCCGGCATGGAATACGACAGATTGGGCTATGGTAGAGGGCAATCCGTCGTTTTCGGTCGATTTCTTTGAGCCTGAATCTTTGTTCGACCCGGAGAACTTCAACACCTCATTGACTATCATTGCCAAATTGTATAACCAGGATATCACATCAGACATACTTGATGATGATGTGATGTGGACAAGATATAGCGAGGACGCAGATGGCAACCCACGCGTTGCATCTGACAATGCCTGGGCTATTCGACGGGCAAACTCAGGCAAATCTATTACTCTTAACAGGGATGACTGCGACTTTGACGGCTATTTACCTGCCGTACTTAAGTTTACTGCTACTGTCACCCTTAGGGATGGCATGGCAAATGAAATTGCTACTGACAGTATAACGTTTCAATATAAATAGATATGAAGACAAGAAGATTTGATTTCAACTATCGCCCACTTCAGCTTACTTACGGAATCTCGGTCTTTGGCAGTGTACCCGGCAAGCAAGATTACAATGCGGACGAAGATACATACACTCCAGACTATACTATAACTCCGCTCGTTCTACAGCCGTCTGTCAGCATTCGTGACAAAGATGAAGTGCTGGAAAGCGGCAACGTCAATGCTGAACTTGCAAATGTGAAATGGTATGAGGGCAGCAGTACAAGTCCTATCGGAACAGAAAACACTGATTTCGAGATAGTTCAAGATGGCGACACTAAGGGACAGATAAAGATAAAGAAAAATGCTTCCGTCAATAACCCTATAACAATGCGATTTTACGGGGAATATGTAGACAGCAGGACAGGACAGATTTTTGTAATCAATATGTCCTATCTAATCCAGTGTAAAAACTCTACCGAATGCGTGCCTGTACTTGATGTCAACGCTGCAGATGTTACTATATACAATCCTCTTAAAGACGTGGATATACAAACTGTAAATGCGAGTCTGCGGATAGGAGCTAAAGAGTGCGACGCGAGCAAAAGAAAATTCTTTTGGGAAGTATACAGAACAGAAGATGCCATGTGGACTGAGGTCGGCCAAGATGAACTTGACTATGACATTACTCTGTCTGATGACGGCACAAGCTGCACCGTTGACCGAAGCCTTATGGGGGAAGCATTATATATGCGATGCCGGGCGAAGTATTCTAAGTCTGGCGATCCTGACAGTATCGAACTGACAGATGCATCACCTTGTAAACTTTTCGCTTTTGTCCGACGCATTCCAAAATTCGAATTTAACATCATGGGCGTGCCGGCCAACATACCATCCGGGACACCTGAGATAAATCCCGAAGCTCAAATTTGGGACACGAACGGCTTGCTTGATAACGTGGAGAAAGAACTTATGGTCTTGTGGTATACCGCTGAAAATAAATCTGCCGGTTCTTTGACATACAAGCAGGTAGCAGAGGGTATTATGCCCGTAATAAAAACAGACATGATGAATGACACTCTTGGCGGTATGGTAGGTCTTGATGTAGTAGACCGTGGTCCTGCAGGTGCATGGGCTGATACCGACGGCTCTCTTTTCGTTACTGCGAACGATGAATTGATATTAATTAAATAATTACAATATGGCAAGATACATAAAAGCAAATCCAAAGGTTGTTGCATATCTTAATCTGAGTAGGATTAGAAATAAAGTAAAAGACGGCAATTATCTGTTGTGGCAAAGTGACATGCTGTCATTTGGGCCACTCACTCAACTAAACCAGATACTTACGCAAATAGGTGCAATAGCTTTGCTGCCATACGAGGCAAGGCAGGAGCAAGACGGCACTATTACGCGCCCTTTGCCACAGGCTACTGATGAGCGTTTTATCGTGGAGACTTCGACGCCTTCATACGAACCATCATATCCTGATGACGAACACTCTGGCGAAATGACAGATGACACTTCAGAATCAACTGAAACTGATAGTAGTGAGGCATCGCCAGATGATGAGAACGAAGAGACCAATAAGGAAGCTTCGAATGAAGACATTGGTAAGGTTGATGGTAGTGAAACAAATGGTGAAGAACAAACAATTAATGAAGAAATTTAGTTATGAGCAGCGCGAGTACAACCAGAACGATTAAGTTTATCAGCAAGGCAGGTACATATACTGCCTATATCAACAGCCCTTCAGGCGACCTTTACCAGGAGTACAAAATGTCAGGAGAGGAAGTTCTTAGCGTTAGTCCTGACTTCAGTGTTAAACAGCCAATCCTGTACTTTGTCTGCCTTAGCAGCCGTGTCGCCGAGGGCGTGGCTACGCCTACATCAATCAATTTCTACTTTAATGATAATTTGATTGAGTTTAGTGGTGATGCATCAACTGGCATTTTTGCCGGTATGTTTAAAAAGGTCTCACCGTCTGGCGATAATCCTTATTATGGATTGCAGCTCATTAAAAATATTGCTGAGATTGCCGGATATGCTCCTGCTGTGATAAAAATGGTCGCAACAATTACATATGGCAATTCCAGCGATCAAATACAAGCTAGTTACAACATCCCGATACAACAGTCTACTGGCGACAGCTATAGAGTTACTATTGCAGCCGGCGACAGCAATAACTTTGTTATAAGGGATAAAGGCGGAAGTTGTGTACTCAAAGCTTTAGCTTATCAGAGCGGAAACGAACTTGCAGCAAACCTTACATATACGTGGGAAAAGATGGAATCTACTGGTTGGCAGACGCTTGTAGGCAAGACAAATCAGACACTGACGGTTGCTGCAGCAGACATCGATACATACGGCGAATACAGAGTAACGGTTGCACAGAGTGGAAATGCAATAGGCAGCGACATACAGGGAGTGATGGACGCATCAGACCCGTTTGACATAGATCCGCACCCGTCGCCAGAAGATGAGTCTATCACTGAAGATGAGAATGGCAACGGACAGGTTACATATACACCTGTAGTCGTTAAGAGAGGTACATCCGTTAAAGCACTTGATACGAAATTTTTCTTCGTCCTACGTGACGCAGCTGGTGTCTATCTTAACGGAGATGACAAAGATACAGCAGTAGCCAGCTACACGATTACTCGCGCCCACTGCATACAGGCCGGAGGCGATGTCTCTGTCATAATAACATCAGAAAATTAACATGTCAACAGTACATACCACATCAGTAAGGTTCATCCGTAGCGGACAGAACGCTATATCCGTTATGTTGTCACAGGACAATATTGTGCACCATAAGAGTCCCTATTTGGCAAATTACCAGATAGACATAAATCTCTTGGACGGCGCAAATAAGATTCTGGCCTCAGATTATGAGGTGACATACGCTAATGCGCCGGACAGCATACAGATGGCCGGAGGTTACGTTGATGACTATACACACGGTCTTGACGTAAATATTGCTTCGCAGACCGAAGTCAACGGCGTCATCACTCTGAATGTCTCGTACAAAGGCCTAATATATTCGAAAACAATACATATTACTACCATTGTTGACGGATTAAATGGAGACAAGGGCGAACGTGGCGCATTGTTGCGTGGTCCGCAAGATTGGACAGATATAGATGTCGGTTATCAATTTTATTGCGGAGCGGAAGGCGAACCTTATGTTGACGTTGTACTTTATAAGGATAATTGCTTCCTTTGTACTAAATCTCATACGAAGAGCTTACGTAACCCTCCGACAAGTGCTGTTGATAATGCCCTGGGTCTGTGGACTCTTAGCGATAAAGTCGCGATGGTGGCAGCTATGGTAATTTTGGCGAAATACACATGTATAAAAAATCTCGGTGCTGAAGCTATCGAGATGAAGAATTCAGACGGAGAACTGGTATTCTACGCCAAAGACGGTAACGTTACTTGCAAGACTGGGACATTTGAAAATGTTAATGTATCTGGCATAATTAAGGCAAACCTTATGTATAGTTCCGTGCGTATGCTGTCAGAACAGAATCCGGGATCATCTACTTACAACATTGACCCGGTTAATGCTCCGGCGAATACATACTTTGCAAATATAGCCTTTACGCATACCAAGTTCGTCTATTTGCCTGATGCCGTTGCTTATGAGGGCCTTGAGCTTAACTTTTATCAAATGGCTCTAACAAATAATGAACTTGGCACATTATACATAGCTGCTGTTAATTCGCAAAAGATTTATTACAACACTGTAGCAAAACTTATCGATGGCAATATTATCCCTGTAAAGCTTTCAATAGTTGCATCAGATACGCGCGTAAAACCTTCTCCGAATGAAGTCATACGAATAAAAGCAATGGCTGGTGCATGGTATGTTATGACAGGGCTAGTAACAGAAGAATAATAATTTTAATACATAATATTATGGCAACAAAACAGATAAAAAAACTAAGTGACTTGCAAAAAATAACAACCGCGACAGGCGATCAGATGATACCTGTTGTTGACGCAAGTGGTAACGTAAATCCTATCAAATTGACCGACCTCGCACAAGTTGTGGCGGGACTTATGCCGCAAAATACTTTATACGGCAAAATTAGTGACGGCGTATTTATCATGTTCCACCGTAACAGTGATGACTATCCGCTGGCGGTAAAACCGCACAAGTGGGCAAGCTACCAAAGCAGCGGCGAGATAGCCGAGGGCGTGTTAGTCGTAGAGGGCGGCAAAATGCTGGTGGTAGCACCTACGGAAGCTACGCTGACATGGAGCAGTGCAGCGGTAAGTGCAGGCGGCAAAACTACCACAGACCGATTAACCGCATTGGATGACTGGGCAGGAAAAACAAGTACAGCCGAGCAGGTGAAGCACAGCGAGTGCAACACGACAAGCTATGCGCCGGGCTTTTGCCACGCCTACAGCAGGGCAAATGCAAACGGCAAAGGACTGACCGCCGGGCGTTGGTGGCTGCCGTCTTTGGGTGAGTTGATGATGATTTATGCGAATATGCGCAAAATCAATTATGCACTATCGCTGATTAACGGTGCTACGCAGTTGGCAGAAACCGCATACTGGAGTAGTACCGAGTCCAGCGCGACCGGTGCGTGGTCTTTGTACCTCGGCAGTGGCGGCGCGAGCGGCACCACTAAGGCGACGGGCCAGGGCAGGGTTAGGCCCGTTTCAGCATTTTTACAATAGTTAGTAGTTAAACTTTAACCTTAAAAGTGCGGCGGTAGCCGCACAAGACAAAGAAATTTCCTTTTATCTGCAAAGCGCAAGAAAATTGAGATATGAACAAATCGAAACTGGTATCTAACACGCAGATATATTTAGACTGCCGTAAGCTGTTAGATGAAATACTGGATATTACGCCGAGCTTTCCGCGTGCCTATAAATTCAGCATAGGTAACAAGATGCACGATATAGGTGTGGACTTAATCAGCGAAATATCGGCTGCGTACATCAACCGCGACAAGCAAGTGCGCATACAGCATTTAGTAAATTTCCAGTCCGAGTTTGAAGTATTGAAAACTTTGCTGCGCATTGCAGGTGAAAGGAAATGGATATTAGGCAGAAGCAGGCACGCAAATATTATCGAGTTGACGGACGCGATAGGCAAACAATCTACTGCGTGGAAGAACTCACTATTAAAGGTTATCAGCAGCATGGATAGCGAGTAAATGCCAGATTTGGAAAGTTACGACTAACCGAGCGTGCAAGTTATCTGTAAAAATGGGCTGCGCACTATCTTTTATAGTTAAGATTTTCAGAGCAGCATAAGTTGTCAGGCCAGTGCGTCCAGCACGTATAGCGGCGTATAAAGATAGAATTTATACGCCGCTATCGTCTTATAAGATTCAATAAGACTAAAAATACTTAGTCCCCGAAACTTTATTCTTTTTTATCTTCCTCAGCTTCTTTGCCTGGCGCCCGGCTTCCAACTTTGCAGCAAGAATCATTATTCCTATTGGTACCAAAGACGCCCTTTCCCCCGGTAGGTAGAAGGGTATAATACCCAATAAAAGAAACAATATGGATATTGTTTGAAATTCCTATAAATGGAAAAGGAAAAATAAAATGCTTCTTTTTAATTTTATCGTGATGTTTGACATAAAATTTTTAATTATGGAGTTGATAGATAAAATTATTGGTAAAGTCGGTAACGACAAAGTTCTTCATTTTTTAGGTGGCGGTTTTATATGTTCGCTGATTTCATTCGTGGTGATATTGCAGGAGAGTGGTTTGAGTTCATTGCGCAAGATTGCAGCTGTGCTTATTGGCACTATAGTAGTGGCTATGCTTTCAGTCATGAAAGAATTGTTCTTTGATGCAGAAGCAGATTGGAAAGATGTGCTGGCATCTGTTTTGGGCTGCCTGCCTGTCTTTATAGCCGTTGCTATCGGTGTATGGTTTAACTACCTATCAGCATAGGCCTATGGGACAAAGTGGTTTAATGGGAACAGGAACTCGCACTGGCGTTATAACGCTGCTTAATGGTGAACTTGTCAGTATTATTGCTGATACACGTTGGATGATGCTAGCTATATTTTTATGTGTCATTGCTGACTTTCGCTTCGGTTGGGGCGAGAGCAGCAAGAGGTTCAACATGGCCAAGAAAAAGGGTGACAAGATAGTAATGGCGCAGTATAAGTGGCGGACGTCAAGGGCACTCAGACGGTCTGTTAATAAACTTATAGACTACATCATGTGGGTGAGCATCGGTGTATTTATCGGGATGGCGCTGCTTAGGCCAATTGGTATTGATTATATGATGGGCGGTGTCGTTGCCACTTCTATCGCGGTTGGTTGTGAAGCCAAGTCTATAATAGGACATTTCTTCTGGCTTCATGGTGTAAGAATTGAAGAAAAGAGTATTAAGGGCTTCTTCAAAGCATTTGTAATAGCTTTTGCTAAGCGTAAGAACAGAGATATCGGCGAAGCCATTGAAGCCGGTTTTGATGAAACAGATAAAAAATAGAATTATGAGAAGCATTAAAAGAATTTTTGTGCATTGTACTGCAGGAAGTCAGAAGCAGACAATCGAGGATTTGAGAAAAGAGTTTAAAAACAAAGGATGGAAGAATCCGGGGTATCATGTAGTCATAACTCCTGACGGGAAATGTCATCAGCTCCTCGATTATGAAAAAGTGAGCAACGGAGTACAGGGCTACAACTCGACATCTGTTAATGTTGCCTATGTAGGCGGTATCGACAGCAAAGGTAAAGCTGTAGATAACAGAACTGAAGCACAGAAGGCAAGCCTCTTAAAGCTGCTTAAAGAGTTGAGAGGTCGTTATCCAAAGGCTCAGATACTCGGTCACAGGGATATCAGCCCTGATACCAATCATAACGGCAAGGTTGACTCATGGGAGAGAATAAAGGAATGTCCTTGTTTTGATGCCATGATAGAATATAAAGGTATATAGCTATGGGAATGGTTAAAGGATTGTTATTTATCATTATTCCCTGCATAATGTTAAGTTTGTTGGCAGGATGCAAATCTGTTCAGTATGTGCCGGTTGAAACCGTGAGAACGGACAGTGTGTATGTTGATCGATTCCAGCGTGACAGCATATACCAACGAGACAGCGTATATATCAACCGATGGACAGCTGGAGATACTGTATATCAGGATAAGATAGTGTATAAGTACATCTATCGAGACAAGGTTAAATATGACACGGTGGCCATCTTGCGTTCAGACACGGTCCGGGTGCCTTATCCTGTAGAGCGCAAACATACAAAATGGGAACAAATAAGGTTGGATGTTGGAGGATGGGCTATTGGTGTTGTCATTATTACCATCTTGATTGTAATAGGCTGCATGGTGTATAAACTGAAGAAATAA